TCTTCAGGATTATTGGGATCAGTTAAACTTTTAGCTTCGTTTAATAAAAAATCTAATTTTAGTTGTTCAGCTCTTTCAATTGATTTAATGTCAACAATTTTAAGTTGAGTCATTTCCATTAATTCCTCAATTGTGTAATTCTCAACTGTTAACTCACATAATAAGCGGATTAAGTCTCTTACCCAATATTCTAGTTCTTTTTGTAAAGGTTGGATTCTGCTAATTGCAAAGTTTCCCTTCATTTGTTGAGCGGTGGCGGTTTCTGAAGCGGTAGTAACGCCTCGCACAATATCACTAATACCCGTAATGTCTCTAATTGAGAAAATAACACGGTCTTTTCTGTCGTTAAGTTGTGAAATTGTCGCAATGATTTCACCAAGTGGCTTAAACATTATTAAATCTTGAACTTTTTGATTCCCAGTTGAAAGCATAGGAGTAAAAGAGCCATCATCACCATTGAATAAACCTTCCATATCAGAAGCTTCAGCAATAGATGAATAAATTCCAGTTACCTTGCATTGCTCTACTAATGAACGAATGCGAGTGTCGATTATGTTAAGTTCTTCAGCTTGTGTTTTGTATTGTCTATAAAGCGGTATTGGTCTTAAATCAATGGGGTTTGAATTAGAGCCAAGAGGTGATGCAATTGGAAAAAAATCTCTTAATTTATAAGGATCTTCTTCATTTGATAATAAAACACCACCACCGCCAATTGTAAGAAATAAAACTGATTTGTTTTTTTTGTCCCAAACTTCCCAGACTTCAGCCATTTTAAATAATTCATTTTCGTTATTTTTGTTTTTATTATTATTTAATCTAGTAGCATTTAATTCAACTGCATTAGCTTTTTTTTCTCCAAAATCTTCGATTAACTCATTGCGATTTTTATAATGTCTAAAAGCTATCCACTGAACATTACACCATTCTTTATCTGTTGACATTGCAAAATCTTTCCAATCAACATATTCAATGCGACATTTCTTTTCAGAATCATCCATTTCTATTGAGCCATCTTCTAACTCAACTTCGTTTTCTGGATCATAACAAACACGAGCCACGCCACGCCCACCAATTAAAAAATCATCACGGCATTTACTAATTACCGTTTCAGCGTCTGAATCTTTTAAATATAAATCAATTGATCGTTCCATCATCTCAGAAGCAATGCGATTAGTTTCGCTAGTATCTAAAAATCGTTGAGTAATGTTTGTTTTAGGAAGTCTTGAGAATAAAAGCGGGCGGAGTGTTTGAGTATTAGACCAAAAAACATTATATCTATCTTCGCTTTGCCCTTCGTTATTGTATATTGTAAAGTTAGTATTAGCTTCATCATGCCATTTTTTTTCATAATTAATAGCATTTTCAATTTCTTTTGTCCAAATCTCTACTAATCCAGCATCTCCCTTAGAGTGCGTTAAATCTTCTTTTTTTTCAACTTGAATATTAGCTTGCATTTACGATAAATCTAATAATTTGTAATGTGTCAACGCATGCAAGCCTTTCAAATTAAATTTTTGTTAAATAATTTTATTTGTCAAGTTCTTTTTATTATCTTTCCGATATTAACTAATTCATCTAATTCTATCAAATGCTCTTCTCTCATCTTTTCTAAATTATTTTTATGAATAATCCTAGCTTTAATTGGATTACATAATATCATAAACTCATTATTCCCTATATCTTTTTGACCTTCAAGAAATAATTTTTCACAAATAATATTTCCTTTTTTTAAAGACCAAAAAAGACCATGTAATCTCAATCTTTCAATATCCTCATCTTTACAATCTAAACCATTAAACTGACCTATATTACCCTCATTAGTGTAAAATACTAATACCCCACACTCTGAACATTTACCATCTGGCAAAATATTATGATTCTTGATAGTGTTATTAAAAGATGCTTTTTGTATTGGTTCTTCATAAAATAATTCTCCTATTGGATGACCATTCTGACATAGACCTACTAAAGATATATCCCCGCCGATCCCCATTACTTTTATATTTGATGCCATATTATTTTCTATTTGTTGAGTAATTTTTAGGATTGAAATCTTTGTACCATTGCTCTTCAAGTGCCATTTGAGTTTTAGGAATTTCAACAACAATAGGGCGAGACATACAGAGATATCGTAAAGTATCGACGGCATGATCTTCTAAGTCGCTATTTAAATCTTCAGGCTTACTGTTATCGTATTGCATTATTGGCAATGTTCTAATTAAATTTTTGCAAGTGTTCGTAAAATATAATAAAGGTCTACCATCTTCTCCGCTGAATCTTGCTCTTATTTGTTGCCAGCCCGCAACTCTTTTATTGTCCGCTGGTCTCCAATATATTTTTTCTTTTGCCATTTGATCCGCTATACTTTCACCACTTGAGACATCAAAAATTGCAGGATCTGCAACCATATCATTCATTTTTTCGCTTTGTTGCATTGTTTTTGTATCCTTAGCGATATCTCCAGCATGCATTTTAAGCCCTTCGTTTGATTTGCCAGTGCAACCGTAAAACTCGCGATAAATAATAATTGAACCCCTAGGGAAGCTTCGTTTTATACCACCACAATCAACAAGCGATCCATCCGACACCGCACCCCAAAGCACACAAAAAGGCTTTGAATAACCCCAGTCAAAAGCCCTAATCTTAAACCACTCAATAGGAATAAAAAACGGCTCGATAATATGCTTATTTTTATCAAAGTTATCGAAATAAGCTCCGTCAATTGCATCCCAATCACCATTTAACATTGCTTGAGCTAGCGACCCGCCCAGCCCTAAAAGTTTATCTGCATAAAGTGGATCATTTTCTAACATCGTTGGATTGTCTGAAAGCTTAGCAGGGATAAATTGTCGAGACATTCCCCCTTCATCTTTTGCCATTTTGTAAATTTCCATCGGCTTTTTGTTATCAATAAAGTAAGACTTAACAAATTCGTGTCCGATCCCTCCTGGATTGCTAGAGCAAATGATTTTAGGGAGCGATTGTTTTAAATGTGTTGGAACTATTAAACCCCCCAATCTAACCCTGCTACGAAGAAACTTATAAATTTTCTCGCTAAAATGTGTCAACTCATCAATTAGCAATAAATTAATCTCGACACCTTGGTATTTCAAAACATCTTTATCATATTGACAATGGCAAAGATTAATCTTAGACCCGTTTTTAAATATAATTTGAGCTGTGCTTGCATTGATTCTACAAAAACCAGAATCAATATATTCACTTAATAGACTAGTAAAACCGCTTGAGCCGTCTAAATGATTCTTTTTTAGATCCTCAGATAATCTTCTAAATAAGTAAATTTGAATATTTGAGACACTAAGAGCATAAAAGATTGCAATTATTCTCATGCAGTGAGACTTTCCACCACCGGCCGCTCCGCCGTAAAGGATCTCTGTAGCTGTAGATGTGAAGCAATCAGATTGTCTTTTATGTAAAGATACTTGCAAATTATTTATTATTCAAGATTATTTCAAATCTTGCGGGCTCTATATTTTCAGCATCATTTGACTTATAATTCAAATCAAATTCTTTTCTATTCTTTACTTTTGCAAGATAAGTTGAAAATTGTGATAGCTCAGACTTTTTTCTAACACTTGCATTTGTGTCATCAGCTTCTATTGACTCAAGATATTTTTGTGCTTGTTCAATATAATTATAAGATGCTATTTGCAGAGCGATCTCTTTTGCTTGTTTATTTTCTTCTAAGTTCAAATAATAATGTAAATAGGGCAGGTGGATATTATAATATTCTGCAAGTTGTCTATATGATTTATTATTTGCAATATCTCTAAATAAAGAATCTTTGTTTTTGTTTAGCAGATCAATAGTTGCTTCACGATTTAGTTTTTTATATTCTTTTATTTCTTGAGTTTTAGGCATTATTTAAAGATTATTTTTTACTCGCGCACGATGTTAATAAGTTGATGCAAAACTTTTTATCATCTCTAATTAATTAGTCAATAACTAAAAACACAATTCACAAAAAAACTAACATTTCTGCTTTTTCAATTACATTTATTTAAATAAAACACTAAAACAAAGGTAGCACCAAAAAAAAAGTGTGTGTGCGAGATGATAATTGCCAGCTCTTTTTTCTTTAATTGTTTTTACTATTCTTTTTGTTGTTTTCTTTTTT